GCAAACTGTTTGCCATTATAAGATAAGTTTCCCGTAGAAGGATCCGTTACGGTATAAACTTTATCTAAATTAATATATCCGTTATCCGCTTGTATTGCTCCTAGATCCGCTTCTAAAGTAGCTATGTTTCTTTGGTAAATCTTAATATATTGACGCGCTAGACTAGTTAGAATTTCCAATCCTCCCGCTATTAAATATTCAAAATACCAATTTTCTAAGAATACCCCGCTACTATTATATAAAGAACCTAAAGTTAAAACTTGCAAACCGTTAGCGTTTGGATATACTTGTCCGTAGGGAATTTCAAATACTTTAAGCGTAGATTTTGCTTCCGACGTATCGTTGGCTACTACTGCGTATTGTATTTCCGTTTGACCTTGGGTTAATATAAAGTTTCTAACTTCCGTACTATTAGTTTCTACTAATATTTTAATATTCAAAAAACCCATTAAAAAGGTAGTACTAAATAATCCCACAAAGAAAGGAGGAATAGTCAAAGTAAACGTCGACCAAGGATCGCTACCGTCCCAAGCCGGAAACGTTATATATGTAGCCGCGTTAGTTTGCCAATCGCCGTTATTATCTAGATATTTATTACCCGATCCCGTATTTAATAAAGCTACTTGTATCTTCATAGCTACGCCGTTTTTATGTTCGACGCTAAAATTTAAAGGGAAACCCCCAACGTAAGGAGTATAAAAGTAAGGAGACGAAGGTCCTAATATTTGTAAAATGGCGTCTCCGGTTCCCGCAGATAAAAAGTAACTATTAAACTGCTCGTAATCGTTCTTTATAACGTAACCCGTAGCCGTTCCGGTAAGAGTAGTAAACCAACCATAAGCCGTCAAAGGAGGAATAGCGACGCTTCCTCCTATTATTTCTTTTAAGTCTGCATTATGTATTAAATTAATAGGGGAAGTATATCTATTTCTTAATTGTAGATTATAAAATCCCTTTCTTAATATTTTAGTTTGGCTATTATCTATAAAGTGTACGTTTCCGTATTCATAAGGCGCTATATTAATTACATTATCTAAAACTCCCGAACTGTCTATCGTTGCGTAAATTCCTACGTCGTATTTAGTATAATACCTAGTCGGGGCCGCTACCTCCATAGTAGAAGTAATCCACCAATCGCCGCTAGATTGATACATTCTGCAATTAAAGGTCCTTAACATATTTTCGAAAATATCGTAAAAGCTAACTCCTACGAAATCCCTCCTATATTGGTAAGTCTGCGCAAAAGGTTCGTAAGAGTCTCCGTCGGATCGATTTAACATTCCTTCCGCATAAAAAGAGCAAGCTATAACTAAATAAAGGTCCTCCGGATAGCCTAAAAACCTTAACCCTACAAATATTAAATCTAACCATTGTTGGGTAGTATTAATACTATCAGTTACTTCGAACTCGTATTCTTGATCTTGCAGAAACGAAATTCCGTCTATACAAACTAAAGACGCTTGATTTATTCCCGTACTAAAACCTATTTCGGAATAATCATTAAATAAAAAACCCCTCCAAATAACAGTAGCCCCCTCTTTATAAACTACCCAATATTTACGATCATTCTTACTAAGAACGTCCGGAAATTGGTCGTAGTCGTCTTCGGTTTCTAGTATTATATTAAAATTTAATTGAGAACTTATTATACTAGGATAGGGGTACTCTTCGCTACTGTTTGGTTGTAATATAATAGACGTAGGCGTATAGGTTTTAACTATATCGTCGACGTAGTCTTGCTCGTAAATTTCTATCGTTTGAGTGTTCTCATTTCGTAGAATTTGGCTTATAGTATATCTTAGTCCGTAGGCCATTATGCTAAAGATATTGATTGTCCTTTTAAATTAGAGGCTTTCTGCGCTCTATTTGTCGCTAGTAATAAATCTTGGCCTCTTAGTACAAATTGGCCGCCGCCCGCTCCTCTACCCGAAGACATAGATCCCGCGCTAAAAGTCTTAGTTAACATTCCGGTTAATTTACTTAAAGGGATAATAGCCTCCGGACCGGCTTCCCCTACTAGGCCCATAGTTGGACCGGTAACTATACCGCCGGTAGCAAAAGGAATAACTCCTATATTTGCCGCCGCCGCTACGGCTCCCGCTCCTCCGCCCGAAGACGCATTTAAAGCGGTCATAATAGCCTTAAAAATAGCCGCCTTAATAACTGCGGCCGCTATATCTTCCGCAAGTCTTAAGAATTGATCGCCTAACGCCTCTAGTACATTTTGACCGTTTTTAAGCGCGTCAAAGAAACCCATAATAGCGTTAGTAGCCATTCCGGAAATAGTGTCGGCAAAATTCTCGTAAGCCTTTTGTCTTTTTTTCATTCCTTCCGCGTCGTTATCCGCTATCATTTTATTAATAGCCATTGTATTACGAGCGGTCCTTAATGGATCTAACGCCTTCTCGGCGCCTCCCGTAAACTTATCAGTAGTACGAAACGAAACGTCTCTAAGTACCGGAGAAGTGTCCGAAACGTCTCCTTGCGGCTTACCGCTATAATATTTATCCTCTAACTCTTTTGCAGATCCTAATAACTGTTTAAGTGCGTTTTGCGCTTCTTGCGTTTTACTTCCCGCTATTTTTTCAATAGCTTTATAAATAGCTTCTAACGATTGTACGGCAAAAGAATCCTTCCCGCCCTTCTCGCTAATCATTCCCTCTAATAACTGAAATTGTGCGCTATTTAAACTTTCTCTAAGATTGTTTAATACCTTTTGAACTTCGCTTAATTTGTCTGCGCTTCCGCCTCCGGCTAGTTTTCCGTTGCCGGTCATTAAAGCAAGAAATAAAGGGTTTTGCGCTCCCTTATCTAACGCCGAGTTCATTTGGTTAGTAATGTTTAAAATATCATTACTTTGATTTATTGCTTGCGTCTTTAAGTCTCTTAATTGTTTAGACGTAAAAGTTACCTTATCCATTCTACTAGCCGACTCTATTTCCATAGAGGAACCAATACTAGAAGGCGCTTGTCCGGCTTCCGCCATTGACGCCATAAATTGCGCTCTAGCTTTAGTTACGCCTTCTTGCGTCTTTGCTAAAGCTATTGATTTGTCCGCTATTTCGTTTCTATAACGTTCTACGATTGCTTGTTGAATAAGCGCCGCCGTATATTGTTTAACCGCTTCTTTAGCGTCGTCTACATTTTTAATTTGATCGCCGTAACCTTTACTTACTCCGTTAAGAATATCCCTAACTCCGTTAAGGGCCTTTACTCGTTCTGCGTCGGTTAAGTTAGCATTTTGAGAAAGTTTAATAAGGTTCTCTAATTTTATACCTTGGTTTACTGCGGCTTCTTTAGATTTCTCTAACGCTTTAGCGTACTCTTCTTGGGCCTTTTTAGCCTCGTCTACGGCTTTTTTATTAGTAAATAACTTATCCCCAAAAGCTACAAATAAAGACGAAATTACGCCCAAGGCTAGGCCTATACCGGCCGGACCGGTCATAACTGCTAATAAACTTTGGAACGCTTCTTTATTTGACGTAGAAGAGGACCTTAATCGTTGGAATGATTCTAATAAAGGGTTAAGGTTATTCGCTATACCTATAAACCCATAAGGGGCGTCTTGCGCTACCCTAGATAAGTTTATTAAAGACTGCGTCGCTTGATCCGTTCCGCCTTTAGCCTCTACAAACTTAGTCTTTAACCCCGCCGTCGATTTTGCCAAATCCTCGATAGCCTTTAACGCTTCCTTATTGTCGGCGGTTATTATCAGTTGTAAAGTTTCTTGGGCCATTTTATTTTAGTTTACTCCGTATAGTTTTAACGTATTAGCTAACTGCGTGTCAGTTAACATAACCTTTTTTTCTTGTTCGACGTCGTCGTCTAGATCCGGAATATACCAAAACGATTGAAGAGACTTGGGCGATTGGTCCGCCGTATTGCTTAAGTATATGATATAGGCTAGATTTCTAGTTCTAGCCCATTCGTTTAATTCTCTTTTTTCGACACCTAAGACCACTATACTATAATCCTTCCAAGTCATATCCCAAAACTCGCTAGGCCTTATTCCACATTCCGCCGCTTTAACTAAAACGTCGTCCCATTTAAGGCTTACTCTTTTTTTTTTCCGCTTTGTCGACGGGGGCTTTATTTACTTGTAATAACGTATTATCTACTATGTATTTAATGTAGTCCACTAAAGGACCGTCTTGTCTAAATACTCCTCCTACTTCGTCTATCCAATCGCAAACGTCGTCTTCCGTAAATACTACTTCCTCTTTATTGCTAGTACAAGCTGACTCATATCCAATATGAACTAGTTGTACTAACGTATTAAGATCGTAGGCGGCTTTTGTAAGTACGTCAAAATATTGATCTATTGTAATCTTATTTTTATCCGTAAACCTACGCATAGCCCAAGTCCCCCACTTTAAGTGGATTTCTTTTTCCTTCAATAACATTTTATACATACTGACTTTTTTTTATGCGGTTTCCGTTTGAGTTAATGGAGGTAAAGTAACTACGAAAGTCGCTGAGAACTTAACGTCGTCTTTATCCGCCGCGTTAACGTCAAAGTTTGAAATAAACACTTGACCGCTATAAACAATATCGCCCGCAGTTGGAGTAGCCTTACCCATTTTCATATTAAAAGAGGTTCTAGCCG